ATACAAAGTCGGAGTTTGCCTCATACTTACTCCCGGCATGGATGGTTGGCCTCGATCCCCGGTTAAAGATCATTCAAGCAACACACACGGCAGATCTAGCAATCGACTTCGGCCGTAAGACCAAGAACCTTGTAGATACAGAAAACTATAAACAACTATTCGACACACGTCTGATGGAGGACTCCCAAGCCGCTGGTAAATGGAAAACGGAACAGGGAGGAGAATACTTCGCAGCCGGTGTTGGTGGAGCAATAACAGGTCGTGGTGCTGATCTATTAATCATAGATGACCCGCACAAAGAACAAGATATTAAAAAAGATAGTAAGTCATTCGACAAAGCTTGGAACTGGTATACATCAGGTCCACGTCAACGTTTACAGCCAGGCGGACGTATTGTCTGTGTTATGACACGTTGGAGTACCAAGGACCTAACTGGACAATTAATCAAGGCTCAGGGAGAAGAGAACTCTGATGAATGGGAAGTTGTAGAACTGCCAGCATTACTTCCTGATGGTGAACCTGTTTGGCCAGAATACTGGACCAAGGATGAATTATTAAAAACTAAAGCATCTATTCCAGTTAACAACTGGAATGCTCAGTATATGCAACAGCCAACAGCTGAAGAAGGTGCTATACTTAAAAGAGATTGGTGGCAAAATTGGGAACATAAAAATCCACCAGATTGTGAATTTATATTACAATCATATGATACAGCTTTTCTTAAAAAGGAATCTGCTGACTTTAGTGCTATTACTACCTGGGGAGTCTTTAAAGATGATGATGGTAGACCCAATATAATATTATTAAATGCTTTCAAAGATCGATATGAGTTTCCAGAGCTTCGAAAAGTAGCTCACGAAGAGTATCTATATTGGAGGCCTGACATGGTAATCGTGGAGGCCAAGGCATCAGGGATACCTCTGACAGCTGAGTTGAGAGATATGGGAATCCCAGTAATTAACTTTACGCCGAGCCGAGGAAATGATAAACATGCTAGAGTAAACGCAGTATCGCCTATGTTTGAGATGGGAATGATTTGGGCTCCTTTGCACGAACACTATGCTCAAGAGGTGGTAGAAGAGTGTGCATCATTTCCGTTTGGAGATCACGATGACTATGTCGACTCCACAACACAGGCTTTGATGCGTATTAAACAAGGTGGAATAGTTCGTAATAAAGATTCTTATCAAGACGAACCTCTACCAGACAGGAGTACATTAGAATACTATGGCTAGGAAACAAACATTAGATGCAATTATATCATTGTACAAAAAACTTGGAGGAAACACTTCCGAGGTCCTTGGCACAAAAACAAATATAAATTTTTTAGGAAAGGGTAAGTCCCCAGAGTTGATGTTGGATATGGACATTAACGCAGAGGCATTAGGAGTATTACCAAGATCAAAAGCAGTAGACGAATTAAAAAGTTCTGTAGGTTACGCTGTATCAGGTAAACTGAACGACATACAAGCAAATCAATTATTAAAGAATATGCAGAAAATGGATAGTGTTTACTTTCCACCTGCAGTGCCAGCGAACGTTACAGATCTTGCAACAAGAACTGGAGGTTTAGATAAAGCTGGTTTGATGTCTTTGAGATCAAAAGTAGATGAAGCAGAATTTTTTAAAGATGTAGAAGAAGCGGGAGGTATGGAAGCATTTTTAGATGCAAACCCAATAGGTGGTCCAACTAAAATAGTAAAATCTGCCGATGATCTACCACCACCAGGTTCACGTGGCGGACCAGATGATATTGCAGCACCATTTTCAGGTGCAGGACTTGAGGCAATCAAAGATGTTAAAGGTGTTAATTTAATTGTAGATGATATTGTAAATAAAATTTATTCAAATGCAGGTGTATCAGCAAACGCTCAACCGGTGGTTAGAGCAAATGCCAGAGAGTTTTTAAATAGAGTAAAAGATTTAGAAGATCCAGAATTTAGAGGTGGTACAACTCTAGCTGGTATTATGGAACCATCAGATTTTAAATTTATGACCGAAGGTGGTGGCGGTGGAATGGGTGATCCATTCTTATTAGTGCAAAAATATTTTGGACCAAAGGTTGCAACAGCTGTTGCAAAACTAGATACACCAGATGATATTCAAAAGTTTGCAGAAAATTTAGTTAAGATAAAAGATGCAAGAGGTAACTCAGTAACTAGTAGATACTTTGATCCTGAGATGATTGATCCAAAAGATTTTGAGTTTCAAGATGGTGGACGTGTACCTATGTTTGCTGGTGGTGCTGCAAGAATGGGTTATCAAGCTTTAGCAAAATACGGAATCAAACCAAGAGACATATCAAGACTGTTTGCAAGTCTAGGTACAGACAAAAGTTTAGTTGGAAAAGAAAAAACAGAATACTTTAAAATGTTACACAAAGTATTAAGAAACCCCGATGACTTTCCAGATGAAATTTTAGATATTCAAAAACAATTAGGTATAGACATTCCAGGACTTAAAAGAGGTGGTCTTGCCGGCATCCTGGAGGTGTAATGCCAAGAAGTGTAGAACAACAAGCTCTCGTAGATGAATTAATTGAGTTTTTAAAACCCTATAAAGGTAAATCAATTGACACCTTTACTTTATCAGAAAAAATTGCAGAAATTTATAAAGGAAAGCTAGGTGATAAAACTCCTGCTAAAAAACTTGGTGATTTAAGAGCAAGTAGTCCAGAAATATTTAAAGGTATTAATATAGCCTTTACTAAAAAAGGTCAGGGTGATTGGAATAAAGCTTGGAAAAATGATCCTGAATTTAGAAAATTTTTTAAAAAGAAAAGACCAGGAGTTGTTTGGGAAGACCTTACTGTTGAAGAAAGAGGAATAAAACAAAATACATACAAGAGTTATTTGTATGAAAAAGCAAAAGCAAAAGCCATTCCAAAAGGGTACGTTCCTTATCAAGAATTTGTAAATGATCTAGGGGTAAAAGGAGAAACGTTTAAAGAATATAGATCTAATAGAAAAGGCGCAGAATCCGGTAAAGGTATTCAAAAATTTATTAAAGATAATTTTGATAGAAAAGAATTTAAAAAAGAAGTTTTTTATAAAAAACCTACTAAAGAACAAATAACAGGTTTTAAAAAAGCTATTGGTGCTGTTACGACAGAAGGTTTAGCTAAAATGTCTAGAACAAAACAATCTGTTTCTGATGCTCCTATAAAAGCAGTTCACAAAGAGTTTATATTAGATCCCGACATATCTCTTACTGAAGTTGCAAAAAATGTTTATGGAAAAGCAGACGTTAAAAATTTAAAATTAGCTTCTAATGATATTTCTAGGTACGCAGAGGTTCTTTCAGGAACAAGAGTTGTTCCAGGATTAACACTACCTGCAATTGCTAAAACAGAAGAGATACTAGGTAATATCTTAATGCCTGGAAGTGGTTTTTTTAAATTTGGTAATTACGAAATTAGAAAAAGAATGATGAAAGAACGAGATAAAATTTTAAGAACAAAAGGAGTAAAATTTTCAACTCTTAAAAGCGCACTAGAAAAGTTTTACAAAGGATCTGATTTAGCCATTGATGAGACAGCAGGACTTGCATCAACTTTTAAAAATGCTCCAGGATATACAGAGCTTGTTCAAAGAATACCGCAAGAAGTAAATTTATTAAAGGGTAATATGGTTGATAAAGATTTTTCTGTTTTACTTCAAAAAATTACTGATGGAAATGAATCACCTGGTAGTTATAGGGGAGAAAAATTTAAAGATCTAAAAGGACATGTAAAATTATTTAATAAGTTTTCTAAAGATTTTCAAAACACGTATGGAATAGACACTCCTATAATGGAATATAAGCCAGGAGAAAAATTAGTTGCATCTAATCTTGTTAAAAATTTTGATAAGTTATCACCAGAGGCTCAGTTAAATGTAACACAATTAGCAGATCAAGGAATAGGAATTAGAACACAAGCAGTTCCAATTGCTCAGATGGTCCAGGACACTGGTGATGCAAAACTAATAAAAAGATTTGAAACAAGAATCGGTTGTGCTGAGGGATGCTTAGTTAAAACTGCAAATGAACAGCCATCTAAATTTTTAAGAATCTATGATAGTTTAAAAGGTTTTGTAAAATCACCAGGGGCAAAAACATTTGGTGCAGGTGCTGCTATAGGAACTGCAGTAGGATTAGTCAAAGCATTTAGAAACGATGATTCAACAACTTATTTATCAAATGAAGATCAACAGAAAAACATGTTGGTTGATATGGCAACACAACCTGTATCAATTGATATAGAAAGACCTGCGATATTAGATTATCAATTACCTGCGTTAGGTGTAACGCTAGCTACTTCAACAGCATTAGCTGCACCATCAACAATTAAAGCAAGTAAATCGAGAGCACTTGGTATTGAAAGAAAACCAAAAGGTGTTGCAAAAACAGGTTTAAGAGTTTTAGGTAGAGGACTAGGAGTTGCAGCATCACCTGCATTACTAGCACCATTTGCAGCTGGAGATATAGCAAGTCAAATAGCTGAAGGTAGTACACCTACAGATATTGCAACAAATCCATTAAATTATTTGTACCCTGCATTTGCAGATCAAACACCAAAATTAACAAGAGGACTTAGTCCAACTATTCAAAAGATAGCTAGATTAGGTTTACCTAGAATGGCACTTAGAGGATTATCTAGAGCAGGTATAGGTGGCTTTGCAGCTGCTTCAGCTATACAAGGATTAGGATTATTAAATGATTAAAAAGCTAACAACTACGATACCACCTCTTAGAGGACCTCACCCACAGGGGTTGAATGTTCCTGGAAAAAAGACTATAGTGGTGTCGAACTCGGAGAATAAAAATGGCAGATATAGACAAAGCCCTACCAAACGTAGAGCAGGAAATAAAATTACCTAGCGAAGAAGAGATTGTAGAAGCATCTCAAGAAAATATAGAAGAACAAGTTGGACCAGACGATATTCAAATAACTCAAGAAGAAGATGGTGGTGCAACAATTAATTTTGATCCAGAAGCAATAAATCAACCAGGCACAGATTCACATTTTGATAATTTAGCAGACTTATTACCTGAAGAAGTTTTAGGTAGATTAGGTTCTGAACTTTTTGAAAACTATATGCAATACAAAGCATCTAGAAAAGATTGGGAAGACTCTTATACAAAAGGTTTAGATTTATTAGGATTTAAATATGAAAACAGATCTCAACCATTTGCAAATGCAAGTGGTGCAACTCACCCCGTGTTAGCTGAAGCAGTAACACAGTTTCAAGCACACGCTTACAAAGAATTACTACCAGCGACTGGTCCAGTACACACTCAAATTATGGGTGTAATAAATAAACAAAAAGAAGACCAGTCTACGAGAGTAAAAAATTTCATGAACTATCAACTCATGAATAAGATGAAAGAGTATGAACCCGAGTTCGATCAGTTACTTTTTTATCTCCCTCTTAGCGGCTCTGCTTTTAAGAAAGTTTATTACGATGAGCTTCTTGACAGAGCCGTGTCTAAATTCGTTCCAGCAGATGATTTAATAGTTCCGTACACTGCAACATCTTTAGAAGATGCAGAAGCAATTGTGCACGTTTTAAAAATGTCTGAAAACGATTTAAGAAAAAAACAAGTATCTGGTTTCTACAGAGATGTAGAAATTACACCAGGTTACTCACAAGAAACAGATGTTGAGAAAAAGGAAAGAGAATTAGAAGGTGTTAAAAAAACTAGAGATGAACAAATGTTTCAAATTCTAGAATTTCACACAAACATAGATCTAGAAGGTTTTGAAGATAAAGATATGGAACAAAACCCAACAGGAATAAAACTTCCTTATATTGTAACTATCGATACAAGTTCTAGAGAAGTTTTATCTATAAGAAGAAACTATAAAGCAGAAGACCCATTAAAAAATAAAATTGAATATTTTGTTCACTTTAAATTTTTACCGGGACTAGGTTTTTATGGCTTTGGCTTAATCCACATGATAGGTGGATTATCAAGAACTGCAACGAATGCACTCAGACAATTGTTAGATGCCGGTACGTTTTCAAACATGCCAGCTGGATTTAAACAAAGAGGTATTCGTGTTAGAGATGAAGCGCAATCGATACAACCTGGAGAGTTTAGAGATGTAGATGCACCTGGAGGAAACATCAGAGATGCATTTATGCCTTTACCTTTCAAAGAACCATCAGCAACATTATTACAATTAATGGGTATAGTGGTTCAAGCAGGTCAACGATTTGCCGCCATAGCTGACATGCAGGTCGGTGACGGCAACCAGCAGGCAGCTGTTGGAACGACCATTGCCCTCTTAGAGCGTGGCTCCAGGGTCATGTCAGCCATACATAAAAGATTGTATGTGGCGCTTAAACAAGAGTTTGTTTTATTAGCAGACGTGTTTAAAACTTATCTACCACCAGAATATCCATATGATGTTGTTGGTGCACAAAGAAATATTAAAGTTGCAGACTTTGATGATAAGATAGATATACTTCCTATTGCAGATCCAAATATATTTTCACAATCACAAAGAATAACTTTAGCTCAAACAGAATTACAACTTGCAATGTCTAATCCTGGAATGCATAATATGTATGAAGCATACAGAGATATGTACACAGCAATAGGTGTTAAAGATGTAAATAGAATATTACCACCACCTCAACAACCTATGCCAATGGATCCAGCATCTGAAAATATTATGGCAATGAGTGGTAAACCTTTTCAAGCATTTAAGGGACAAGATCACCAAGCACATATTACAGCTCACTTAAATTTTATGGCAACTAATATGGTAAAAAATAATCCTGCAGTTATGGGTGCATTACAGAAAAACATATTTGAACACATTGCCTTAATGGGACAAGAACAATTAGAAGTAGAGTTTAGAGAAGAAATAAGAGAACTAATGCAATTACAACAAATGGCTCAAATGAATCCTGCTATGGCGCAGAGTCCAGAAATCCAACAACAGATTATGGCGTTGAGTCTTAATATTGAATCAAGAAAAGCTAAATTAATTGCTGAAATGACTCAAGAATTTAAGGAAGAAGAACAAAAAATTATGGGTGATTTAGGAAATGACCCTATTGCTAAGTTAAAAGCAAGAGAATTAGACCTTAGAGCTATGGATAATGAGCAAAAACGTAACCAAGCAGAGTCAAGATTAAATCTGGATAAGTCAAAAGCAATGATGAATCAAGATTTACAAGAAGAAAAGCTTGATCAAAACGAAGAATTAGCTAAACTAAGGGCTAATACATCGATTGAGAAAACTATTTTAGGTAAAACTCTTCCGAGTTCAGATAAAATGCCTGGAAATGTTGCAATCATTCGAAAAACTGGAGAATAAATATGAAAAAAAATAAAAAAAACAGTCACGCAGGTATGACTCATGTAGATCATGACATGTTCTTAAACAAAGATGGCTTTTTAAACGGTGGAGTAGAAGTTGAAGTGTCAAAACCAACAGAAACTCAATCTGTTCAAGTAAAAGGTCAAAGAGCAATGCTTGCAGAAAAGAAAAGCAAAGCAGATTGGTACTAAATCATGTGGTTATCGGCAATTAAACTAGCCGTTTCTGCTGGAAGTAAGATTTATGCTAACAAGCAGAGAACTAAGATGGCAATGTCAGATGCACAGCTTATGCATGCGTCTCGTATGGCCGAAGGTAAGGAAGCTTACCAGGGAAAACTGTTAGAAGCCCGACAATCAGACTGGAAAGACGAGGCAGTTTTGATAATTTTGTCGTTGCCCGTGGTAATTTTGGCCTGGGCAGTCGTATCGGACGATCCTGGAGCCATGGACAAGGTAAAATTGTTCTTTGAGATGTTTTCGCAGCTCCCGAGCTGGTTTACAAATTTGTGGATCCTTGTAGTAGCGAGTATTTATGGTATAAAGGGTACGCAAATATTTAGAAACGGAGGTAAAAAATAATGGCAAAGAAAAAACTTAAAAAAATGCTTAAGATGCTTGGTGCTGGTGCAGCAATTGCTGGATTAGGAAAAGCATTTATGGCTAACAGAAATAGAAACTCAATGCTTTCAAGTGCTGACGCTAATGATGGATTCAGAGCAATTTTCAAAAGACCTAATATGAGAGATGTTGCTGGTGGTCCTTTCAGAAGTAATCCTATGCTTACTGAAGAAGATTATAATAGTGATTTTTTCACAGGAGCTATGGCTAAAAAAGGTGGAAGAATTAAAAAAACTAAAAGAGGCGGAAGAGCTGTAAGAAAAGCAAATAGAAGTAAGAAAAAATAATGAAACCAAAAAAGAAAATACCTGCTGGTAAAAAAGGCAAAGGTATAAGAAAACTAAAAAAAGTAGCTCCACAAGTTGCAAAACGAATGGGTTACAAAAAGGGGATGAAAGTCTGTGGCTAAACTTTGTGCAAAAGGAAAAGCAGCAGCGAAGCGTAAATTTAAAGTTTACCCTTCGGCGTATGCAAACATGTACGCTTCTGGAGTCTGTTCTGGTAAAATTACACCAGGTGGTAAAAAAAATAAGAGAACTAGAAAGGCAGATGGCGGAATGGTCATTGAGGATATGACTAAATCTGTAATAGTGTAATGGCTAAAAAAGGATTACGCGAATGGGTAAAAGAGAGATGGGTAGACATAGGAGCTCCGAAGAAGGACGGCAAATATCAACCGTGCGGGAGATCGAAAGGGTCGAAACGGAAGTATCCAAAATGCGTCCCACTTGCAAAAGCCACACGAATGACAAGCTCGCAAAAGGCGAGTGCTGTCAAACGAAAAAGAGCGGCAGGTAATCCTGGAGGCAAGCCAACTAACGTTGCAACATTTGCAAAAAGAAAAAGAATGTCTTTTGGAGGTAGAGTATAATGGCTGAAAGAAGAGAAAAACCTATTTCAAGAAATAAAAAGAACTACAGATCTACAAAGTCTGGAGCAGGCATGACTAAAGCAGGTGTCGCTGCCTATAGAAGAGCAAATCCTGGAAGTAAACTAAAAACAGCCGTGACAGGAAAAGTGAAGCCTGGATCAAAAGCTGCTAATCGTAGGAAATCATACTGCGCTAGATCACTAGGACAATTAAAAAGGTCATCAGCAAAAACA